GCACAATCTTATGGTTATGGTTTTGGTATTGGAAACTATGGTGGAACAATTACCGGTGTTGCACAAACAGAATTAGACGGATCGTTGAACGCGGACACTGCTGGTACAGGTGGATCGGGGACCGCGGTTACAGTAGACTCAACAACTGGTTTTCCAACTGCAGGCACAATTGCTATAGCCAACGAATTAATTACATATACATCAAAAAGTTCTACACAATTTTTAGGTATTACTAGAGGTACAAATGGAACAGCAACGTTTGGTACATCAAACGGACAAGCTCACTCAACAAATTCAACAGTTAAAAATGCAACTGACTTTACAGGTTTTGGTAGTGCGGTACAGGCTTCAACTGTAACTCTTGAACCAGGCCTTTGGTCTTTAAGTAATTTTGGTGAAGTGTTAGTTGCAACAATTGCAAACGGTAAAACATTTACTTGGAATGCCGGAGCGGCTAATCCAACGGGAGTTAGAGCTTCAACATCAACAGCTGGATTTGCAACAACAAATAATCCAACTGCAACTCGAGTTACTTTGATATCACCAACAACACGTCACTTAATTCACTTTGGAACAGAAACAACAATAGGCACACCAACTACACAAGACGATATGTTTATAAGATTCTCTGTTGATGAAGATATAAATAACTATACACCTGAAGCTACTAACACCGCAGGTACACAAAGACTACAAGATGGTACAAAAATTATGGGTGCACTTGTTGCAAAAGAAAATATTTTAGTGTGGACTGACAATGCATTGTATGCAATGAAATTTGTAGGTGCACCATTTACATTTGGATTTGAACAAGTTGGTACAAACTGTGGATTGATTGGTAAAAATGCAGCAATCGAAATCGATGGTGTTGCATACTGGATGGGTAATAATGGATTCTTTTCTTTTGATGGTACGGTTAACACACTGCCTTGTTCTGTTGAAGACTTTGTTTACGATGATATTGATACAACAAAAGGACAACAAATTTGTGCAGGTATAAACAATCTATTTACAGAAGTTATTTGGTGGTATCCAACTGCTAACGCTACATTTAATGATAGATATGTAGTTTATAACTATGGACAAGACAATGCAGGTTTACCTATGGGTAATTGGTACACAGCTACAAATACAAATTCAATGAGAACAACTTGGATTGATTCGTTAGTATATCCAAAACCCTACGCAACAGCTTTTAATAGTTCTAACACAGGAACATTTCCTGTTATTCAAGGTGAGACAGGTTTAGGTCAAACCGTATTCTTTGAACACGAAATAGGAACAGATCAAATTAATCCTGATGGTAGCACAACAGCTTTAACTTCTTTTATAGAGTCTTTTAGTTTTTCTTTACAAAAAGATCAAAGTGAAGTGTTTTTAGCAATGCGTAGATTTTTACCAAATTTTAAAGTGTTAACTGGTAATAATCAAATAACCATATCTGTAAAAGATTTTCCTGCAGATCCAAGTGCAGCAACTACATTGAGTCCTTTTACAATTACATCTAGCACCACTAAAGTTGACACTAGAGCAAGAGGACGTTATGCAAATATTAAGATAGAAAATACCGGGGCCGGTGAATCGTGGAGATTCGGCACGTTTCAAGTGGACCTACAACCAGATGGAAGGAGAGGATAATGGCAAAGATAGTAGTAAGATTACCAGAGCCTAAAAAAGAATATAGTGAAGATAACCAAAGACAAATAAACAGAGCGTTATCAATACTAATAGAACAATTAAACTCTACATACTTAACACAACAAAAAGAAGACCAAGAACGATTTACTTGGTTAGGATTAGGTT